CCGTGCCACGCCGTGCCCAGTGCTTGCAGGATCTTCTTGCAGACGTCCCTCGGGGGCCACGTACTGACCTTCTCGGTCACCGCCTCGCAGGGTATGGCGACGAGGCTGCCCTTGCCCGTAAAGTCGTTCAGGACGACCTTCTTCATTTCGAAGGGCTGGTCCCAGCCGTCCACCGCCGACTTGATCTTCTTGGCGTGGATCTGGCCCACACTCTCGCCCGCCTCACGCTCGATGCCGAGCAGGAAGTCACCCGCGCCATCAAACACCGTCGAGCCACGCAGGTTACCCGCGCGTGACGTGTGGTGGACGCCGACCACGGTCGAGTGGAACGTGTTGCGAAGGATATCGCAGGCTGAGATGAAGAGCGTCATGTCCTTCTGGAGGTTCTCGTCGGCACCCGGCAGGACGCGGCTGACGGTGTCAACGAAGATCGCGACCGGGGACTGCCCCAGCTTGGTCGAGACTGCCGCCACGGCCTTTATGAGCCGGTCCACGTCGGCACCCAGCATGAAGTTAAGGCTCTGCCTGATCAGGTAGAAGGGCGTCTCGTCATCGGAGTGCCCGGTCTCCTTCTGCCACGCCTTGATGCGGTGCTTCATATCGCCCGTGCCCTCAGACGAGATGTAGATCACGGGCCCGTGCTTCTTGATGCCCCGGTTGAACCACGTCGATTGGCCGGTGGCGATGGACAGGGCCATGCCGATGGTCAGGAAGGATTTTCCGCAGCCGGGCGGGCCAAAGACGAAGCCGAGGGCCTCCTCGATGATCATCTCGTCAATCAGGTACGTCGGCTCGGGCAGGTTCATGATGTCCATGAAGTCGAGGACTTCCAGACCAGCAGCGTCAGATTTTGGTAGAGAGGGATCAGCGTCAGACTTCACGTCGTTGAGGGGCGTCAGCTCGCCAGTCTCGGGGTTGAAGTCATACCCGGCGTGGTGAGACGGGGGCGCGTCACCGAAAGGGCGGGAGGGCTTCGCGACCTCCGACGCCTTGGCGACCTTGTCACCCCACTGGTCCATTGCCGCCTGCCACTTGTCCATGAACAGGGAAATGCCCCGCCCCTCGCGCTCCAGCAGCTCCGCATTGGAGAAGCCCGGCAGCACGACCCGGCTCCGGACGCGCCTCTCATAATTGGCGAAGGCGTCCATCATCGCGGTCTGGATCTCGGACGGCGACGGGAACATGGGCGCGTCACGCCGCAGGTCCACGACCGCAGCCCAGACGGTGCGCGTCATGTAGTCCTCGCGACCGTCCACGATCATGCCGAAGGCGTTTGTGGAGTGTGCGGGAGACGAAGTAACTTCGCGTTCGCCTGTTACACGGTTGACGCCACTTGCGCCGCCAAACTTGATGGCGAGTTCTGTGATTGCGTCGCAGAGCCACTGGGGGGCCTCGGCGATCTCCATTTCCCACGGCTCGTGACCGGCCTTCCAGCGGTATGGCGTGCCGCTCTCGTGCATCGAGGGGGGCATCATGGCGAAGCCGCCCTGACCCCTGATGTCCACGCCGATGCTGGTCTTGCAGGTGGGCGGCACCCAGCCGGGAGGGGCGCGGAAGAAGTGCTGGACGCCACCCCCGCCAGTCACCTGCTCGACAGTCTCAAGCTCACCGGCCCGCGTCTGCTGGTCGAGCATCTCCAGCCACCAGCCGACGGCCCCGTCATGCTTCTGGGTGTCGCGGTCCACGACGAAGATGCCGCCGGAGCAGGCACCGGCAATCATGCCCATGTTGTTGCGGCGTGAGTGCTCGCCGCCCTCGCCATACCAACGCTCAAACGTCAGGTCGGGCACAAGTTCGTGCTCCAGCGCGCGCCACTTTGGCAACGCGGGGCGCTTCCATTGCAGCTTGTTCTCACGGTGAGACATCGCAGGCACGACTTGGAAGCCGATGCCACGGTACATGCGCGCCCACTCGGACGGCTCGGCAAAGTCTGGGTCGAACGTGGATGTCATCTGCATAGTCCCATCATTCCCATTTGAAGGCGTCATATCCATCCCCTATGCAGTGACCCGGTATTCTTTTTGCGTGTCAATCCAGCCCTGATCGGCATTGACAAACATGGGCTGGATGAAGATCCGCTTCACCTCAGAGTTGCCGGTGCCATGCGGCTGGTTACGGATGTGGCCGCGACGCAAGTGAGGACGGACGGGTCCGCCAGTGCCGTCAGCAGAGCGCATGGTCTTAGAAATCTTGCCGATGCTGATCGTGGTCGTGGAGGAGTATTTTGACAGCGTCTGCTCGCGCCGATTGCGCGAGTTGGGCTTGTTGCAAATCTCCACATTTTTTTGAATGTTCTTAGTAGCCAACAAAACGATAAGTATCATTATCGCCGTGCTGGCCATCCATCTAAGATCTTTTTGGCCGCTGCTCCCTAAAGATGATGGGTTAATTTTAACAAAATCAAAACCATTATGAGCCAAAAAAATGTCCATGTGACTATCTCTGCCAATAAACTCATAATCAAAAATTATCTCCATTTTCAACGGATAGTTTTCATTATGTTTTTCTTTTCTAAGTTGTGCGCGAATTTCCTCCATAAATCTGGCCTTGAAGTGAACAGACATCTTTTGAAATGGAGGGTCGTATATGTTCATAGATTTCATATCTCTCGCTGTTTTAATTATATCGTGAATTGAAACAGCACTCAAAACATCAGACGAAATCTTAAACCGGGGCAAGCGTGTATCAATCATATCAATCTCCATATCAATGTGTTGCGGCGTACCACGCCATGCAGGCCGCGTCGGCGCGACCGTCGTCCTTCTTGCGTGAGAATAGACCGGCATATGCCGGGAAGAGTTCCGTGGCACGCTGCCGCGCACCGTCCTTGCCGCCACGCACTGATGCGGCCTTTTGCCAGACCTGCGGGGTGATGATGTGCGTCGGGATTGCCAGCGCGGCGAGGACGCCCTCGACGATGCCGCTGCTGCGCCCAAAGGAGAAGACGGACGTCACGCCCTGACCCGGCATGGCATTGACCCGCTCGAACACGGCGGTGCATGGCCGCTCGGCGAGGCGGATGACCTGAGCGAGCATCTGCGCACTTACTTCGCGCTTCTTCTTGCCGCCGCGCAGCACCTCGACGACCGGCATGTCCACGACAGACAGGTGGCCCTTGGCGAGGTCGAAGAAGGCGATTGCGCCATTGAGGCCGGGGTCGATGCCAATGAAGATCATGATGCTTTCCTCGCCCGGTCCATATCTTCAAATTGGTCCCAGCGGATCCTGCCGCCCGTCGCGCGCACGAGGTGCGAGCGCCACTTGTGGGGGACCATGTTGCGCTGCTTCCACTTGGTGACTGCGTGGCGCGATGCGCCCTGCGTCACGCCAATGGCGCGCACAAGCTCCCAGTTGATGCCGCCCTTTTCCATACAAAATCCTCCAATGTGAACGACGAGCGTGAGACATTTTGTCCACCAAGTCAATCCATGAAATTAGACAATTTGTCGCTTGACCGCCCCGATCAGATCGGCCTATGGTGCTGAACCTTACGAATTGAGATCCTGATGAAAAACCCTTTTGAGCATTACGATATCCAGCACTTGTCGCCGTCCTCTTGCAGCCTGTTCGTGGCCAGCCCGGCCATGTTCATTCTTCAGAAGCTCATGAAGGTAAAGAGCCCGGTCGGGCCTGCCGCGCACCGTGGGACGTCGGTCGAGAGCGGCATCGTGGCTGGCCTCGTCGATGGCCTGTCCGAGGCCGAATGCGTCAACGTCGCGCGCTCGCAGTTTGCCTCCCTGACGGCGCTCATGAGTGGCCCGAAGAAGGAGAAGGAGGAGGCGGCCATCGCCGACTTCGTGAAGACCGGCCTGAAGGAGCTTCTGCCTTACGGCAGGCCGTCCTCGACGCAGGGAAAGATCCACTATGAATTTGAGGGCCTGCTGGTCCCGATGCTGGGCTTCTTCGACGTCGAGTGGGAGCACCACGGGATCCTCGTGGACATCAAGACCACGCACGCGCTCCCGGCGAAGATCTCCACCAACCACGCCCGGCAGGTTGCGCTGTATCGCGCTGCCTGCGGTGACAATCTCGATGCTCGTGTATCCTACGTCACCCCGAAAAAGTCTGCGTCATACGTGCTTGAGAATGCTCGCGAGCACCTTGAGGCGCTGCGGCTTATCGGCCTGACGATCCAGAGGTTCCTGTCCCTGAGCGACGACCCGAAGGTCTTGGCTTCGTATGTCGTGCCGGACGTGGACACATTTTACTTTTCTGACCCGATGGCCCGCAAGGCCACGTTTGATATGTGGGGGATGTGATGCTTGTTAATGAAGAAGACACTGCTGATTTTTGGTGCCCGATGACGCGGATTTACAATCCGACGAACAAAACGACCGGGTACAATGCGGTCGTAGAACTGAAGGAAAACGGGGATCCTGACGTTACTCTTGACAGCGGTGTCGCTTATTGTCGCGGCGCGAGTTGCATGATGTGGAGATACACAAATAGCCACCCGGATGACAGTGAAGGGTACTGCGGCCTTGCTGGCCCGGCCAAATATTGAGGTATGTGATGACCGACCGAATTTCTGCCGACGCCGTGATTGAGATGCTCAATGACTGCCGCGCGCCGCGCGTCACCGAGGAGAACATCAATGCCAAAATCGACTGCCACAGCTTCCACGTTGAAACCCTCGGCACCGCGAAGATCACCGTCTGCTTCATCTTGATGCGCAACGGCTTCGTTTTTGTCGGTAAGGCGGCCCCGGCCAGCCCCGATAATTATCGTGAAGTAATCGGTCGCACCTACGCCTATGACGACGCCTACCGTCAGATCTGGACGCACGAGGGTTACCTGCTCCGTGAAAAATTGGCGGGGAGCTGAGATGTCCTATCATGTCCTGACCTATCGTCCCCCCAAGGCATACCGGCATCCGCGCAACCGGCTGCCCAGTCCTCTTGAGAAGCCGCAGCCGGAGACAATGGGCGCGGCAGAATATGCCGCTGCCGCATATGCGGTTTCTGGTGGCCTCTACAGCTCATCCCTCTCGTCGCCCGATAGCTGCGCGTCGAGCGACAGCAGCGACAGCACCGACAGTCCCGACAGCAGCGACAGCTCGGGATCCCCATCCTCCGACAGCGGATCGTCGTCGTCGGACTAAGTTCTGCCCAAGTGGGCGAAGGCTCGGGGTCGGCCACACGGCCCCACAATGGAGAATGAAAATGGCTCTCGGTTTCAGCTATACCGGCACTTCAAGTGGCGGCGACTTCCTGCCCATCGTCAAGTACGACGCCCGCGCGGGCCGCTTCTTCCGCGTGGATCGTGAAGACGGCGCATCGACGCCGGTCGATATCACGCGCAACTTCAAGGCCGTCTTTGACTTTGAAAACGTCGAGACGGGCTGGATTGCCTTTGTCGCGGGATCTGCTCCCGACTTCCAGATGACGCCTATGGACGTCCCCAACGTGGAAAAGCCCAGCGCCAACCACAAGGAAGGCTTCCGCATGCACGTCAAGCTTGGCAGCGAGTGCGGCGGCGACTGCCGCGAACTTGCCAGCACGGCGGGCGTCATGAAGGCCGGGCTCAACGTCCTGCACGATGACTATCTGACGGGCGTGAAGGCGAACCCCGGCAAGCTGCCGGTCGTGGTCCTCAGAGACACCGTCCCGCTCACCAGCGGCTCGGGAGACAAGAAGAGCACGAACTACCAGCCGATCTTCGAGATCACGGCGTGGGTGAAGCGCCCCGCCGACCTCGACGAGGCTGCCAAGGCCAAGGCTCCGGCTGCTCCTCCGGCACCGCTTGCCGCCCGTGGCGCTCCGCCCTCGACCGGCTCCACGCGCGCCGCGCCCCCGACTGCCCGCTCTGCGGCTCCTGCCGACGACGAAGACTTCGGTTAATCCATTGGGGCGGGCTCCGGCTCGCCCCTCCACACCCACGGAGAACGACGTGAAATTCCTCATCACCATGAATATGCCTGCCCGCTCGGGCGTTCCGATCCACCAAATTATTGCGGAACACCCCGCCACGTCCGTCGAGGAGTTCGCCGACGCTCTCGCTGACCACGACTTCATCGTCGTCGAAGAGTTCTACCGCGACGCGGATGTTCACGGCGCGGACCAGCATCGTTCCGTCGGCCTCATCGCCATCAACCCGATCTACATCGGCAAGGTGAAGGTCGCCGGAGGCCAGACGCACGCGAACAGGAAAAATTACGAACTTTAATCGCCTCTAAAATATGGAAATTGATATGAGCCTCATGAGATCGTTTCAACGCACATCCGTCACCGTCGATCATCGAGCGGTTCCGGCCTACGCCATCACCTGCAATAGTTGCGGCAAGCAGGACAAGCTTATCACAAGCAAGCCGTCCGGCGCGCTCCCCGCCATCATGGTCGCAAAAAAATTCATCGAGCGTGGATGGATTGCGGGGGCGCGCGTCCGCGACGACAGGTGCCCGGCATGTCAAGCCATCGACAAGGCCCCGAAGAAAAAGATTGAAACAGCGCAGGTGATTGAGATGACGCAGCCCCAGAAAACCCTCCCGCCGGAGGTTGTCTCCTCCACCCCGATCATGACCATCAAGCGCGCGGATCCTCCGCCGGTCATGGAGAAGGAGGACCGCCGGATCATTTTCGCCGAGATCGACACCAACTACATCGACGAGCAGAAGGGATACGCCGAGGGCTGGAACGACGCGCGCGTGGCCAAGGGGCTCAACGTGCCACTGGCGTGGGTCCGCGAGCTGCGCGACGCCAACTTCGGCCCGGAGGTCGGCACGTCCGTTTTGGATAATGTGAAGAAGATCGACGAAGCAATCGAACGCGGGAGGAATTTTATTGTGCGCCTCGACCAACTTCTTGAGCTTGTCGAAGCCAAACGCGAGGCGGTGGATAAAATCTACAACGAAATCAAGAAGGACAGCGGCGACACGAAGGCCGTCCTCGCTGACCTTGTGAAGCGTGTCGCCGATTTGAACAAACGTATCAGCTAAGGAACATCCCATGCATCATAAAGAGTTTCTCGGGACTGCTGATGGTCTCGTTGACGAGCGCGGCAAGGAGTATGGAGACCTGCATGCGAACTTTGATCGTATCTGCACGATCTTCTACAACATGACAGGGGTCAACCTGACGCCCCGCGAGGCCGCCCTGTTCCTGCATGCAGTGAAACTTGCACGGCTCAGGACGAGCCCCAACAAGGCCGACACCTACCTTGATGGAATTAACTATTTGGCCTTCGCTGGCCAGTTCGCAACGGAGGGGCTGTAGCATGAACGACGAAACCACGAACGACTTCCTGACCCGGGAGAATATGCGCGCGCTGGCAGCCCACATTCTGGACCAGATCCAGCACGGCGACATCAATGAGAACGTCCAGCAGGTCGGGTCGTTTATCACCAACATGTTGGCGGGATTGCTCTTCGGTGGCGCGGCTAATGTTGATCACGCCATTGATGGCCTCGACGCCCTCTATGATGACGTTGAGATGCTCATCCGCACGAACTTCGACGCGGCCAAGGCCGCGATGGCGGAGAACGACGCGAAGATGAATTGATATCGGTGGGCGCGCGAGCGCCCGCCCCCTTCATGGAGATGGATATGAAAGAAGAACAGGACGATCTGACGCTGGTCTACATGTTCGGGTTCAAGAACGGCAGAAACAGCACGAAAGACGAGATCAACCGGCTGCGGGCGGCGCTGTTGGAGATTGTCGAAGAATGTCGGAATAACCCTATCGTGATAGATCGAATGATTGACCGAATTGAAGAAACAGCCCGCGCCGCGCTTGAGGGGGAGAAGGCCGATGATTGATCTTGATGCGATGAACAAAGACCAATGGCAGACATGGCCGGTGAAAAAAGAAGAGCTGCGCGGCTTGGTTGACGAGATCGAACGGCTGCGGGAGGTTGTGTTGTTGGGGGTTAACGCCCGGAAATGTCAGGTTACTTACTTTAAGACACGCAACCGCGATGCGTTGCTTGTTAGCAAAAACGCAGAACGGGCGTTTGATGATGCCGCCCGCGCCGCGCTTGAGGGGGAGAAGGCGGATGTCTAAGTGGTACGTGACCATTGACAAACAATCTTCTTATATAGACGAGCCAGACGAGTGCGTTTGGACAGTAAGCCGCGACCCTAACACCACGGGATGGTGTACCGACAGCGGGTACTCCGGTTACGGTCTGACAAAAGCAGACGCAGAGGAGTTGGCAAATGCGGCCAACGAGATCGAGCGGATGCGGGCGGCGCTGCTGGAAATCTTTGACCACGAATGCCGTACCAGCGACAGATCGTTTATTGCGTGTACTGCTAGGGATGCTCTTTGGCCCCGCGCCGCGCTTGAGGGGGAGAAGAAAAATGACCCTGTTTAGAGATCACCGAAACTTGCTTAAGGACTCTATGGATACCGTGCGACAGGTGGCGAGCCTTGATGATTTAATACTTGATTTGCAGAAAGGACTGCGCTTTTTTGATCGAGACATTGCTAAGGATCAAGTAACCATTAAGCCATATTGTTACGACAACCGCATTGGATGGGACACTCATATCGTTATCGTTGAAGGATACGGCGTTTGCGGTTTCACCGATGGGCCGCTTAACGATATTATGGAGGTGTCCGATGATGCTGCGACTTGACCCGCCCCTGCCCGTCGTGACGCCGCAAGGCAAGGGGCTGACGCACGTCCTGATCGACTACGGCGTTGAGCACGACCTGTGCTGGGTCGTTTTTCAGGACACGGGCGAGTGCTGGACGTGGCGCAATCAGGACATCCGCGCCGAGAAAAATGTGACCTTTGGGAGGAAATGAGATGATCGACATCAATAAGAAATACCGCACACGCGCATGTGCCGAAGTTCGCATTTATGCCGTCGATGGGGACGAGCCACGCCCCGTCCACGGCGCGTTCAAAAGTCCGGCTGGGTGGGTCGTGAGCTGTTGGCGGCAAGACGGCACTCAGCTAGATTTTGGAGGGCATTATGACCTCATCGAATTGAAGCCGCGCATCCAGCGGACGGTGTGGTTTAACGTTTATGACGGCGCTGTTTCTATTTGGATGCACAATTCAAAAGAAGATGCTGATCTTCATGCTGAACCTAAGCGCCTTGCTTGCGTGAAGTTTGAGATCGACGTGGAAGAGGGGCATGGCCTGTGAAGGACTTTGCAGCACGCGACAAGCTGATCACACAGCACTACCTCGCCGGTCGCAAGCTCATCGACATCGCGCGATTGTTTGGGTGGAACTCGCCGGGGTACGTCCGGCTGATCGCGAAGCGCAACGGTGCGCCGCCGCGCAAGAACGGGAGGCCGCGCAATGACCACGACTGATCACAAGGCCGTCCTGCGTGCGCTGGCCGCCGCCGATGGATGCGAGGCTTCGCTGAAGGCGGCGGATTACATTGAGTATCTGGAGCGCCGCCTTGTCAGCGCCCGTGACTACGAAAAGAACCTGTGCCGGAAATTGGAAAGGGTCCGGCACCAGCGCAACGAGCTGCGGCGTGAATTGATGGAGAAAGAAGATGGTTGAATTTTTTATCGTGGCCATCCTTGTCCCGATTGTGGTCATGTTTTGGGTGGCGGTGGCAGTTGTGTGCCGCATGGCTTGGAGGGACTTTTTCAATGATTGAAGTGCTGGCAATGCTGATCATGCTCCCCCTCGCCGCCGTGGTCTGGTTCATCGCAATTGAACTGGCCGTGTCTTTCTACCGCTCCCACAAAAATGGAGACTTCTGATGATTGAGGGGCTGCTGTTCCCGGCGTTCATCATCGCCGCCATCACCGCGATGGCCATTGGCTTGGGGCTTATCGCGCTCGTGAGGATGTTCCGTGGAAAATGATCTGCTCGAAGAAATTTCGCGAAGCATTTGCGCGAACATCGACGGGGGCACTGCCTGCGACGACGTCTGCGACGTCTGCCGGAGGCAGGCCGACGAGGTCTTCCGCTTCATGTCCAGAGTGCAAAACACATACATGAGGGAACGCATCAAGGCGCTCGAAGGCATGCTCCTTGAGGTGCTGGAGGTCGCCGTGCGCAATGAGGAAGGCGACTACATCAGGCGGGCGCAGGATGTCCTGTTCGACACCTCGCCCCACCTCGCAGTGGTCAAAGACGCCCCCGGCGTCTAGACTGACTATCCCGAAACCGCATGGCCGATGGAGAGAATGGTCCTGCCCGCAAACAGGAGTGACACGCATGAAAAAGATTTTGGCCCTTCTGGCCCTGTTGATCGCGTTCCCCGCAGCCGCCTCTGAGCCACGGCGGGAAGCGCAAAGAAACTGGGTCTCAGACCTCTTCGAGTTCAATGCGAAAGCTCCAGCGGTATCTGTGCCAGCCGGTCGCGAGGAAGTGGCGAAGCTCGTCGCACTGCGCGCCCGCGAGAAACTAGGCCCCCAGTGGGTGGAGAGTGCCCTTCGGCTGGCAAAGCTTGAGAGCACGTTCAACTGTAGGGCCACAGGCCCCAAGACCCGCCACGGGCGTGCTAAGGGCGTCCTCCAGATGATGGACGGATCCGCCCGCGCCCTTGGCTTCGACCCCAAGCGCATGTACGAATGCGACTACGGGATACAAGCCGGTCTGGCGCACATGAAAATGTGTATCAAGCACGGCGTGAAGACCTCAAACGACATGGCGCGGTGCCATGTGTCCGGCTGGGGCTCGTGGAATAGGCGTCTCTCGTCGCGTGGCGCGGAGAAATACCGCCAGAAATACGTCAAATTGTCTATGCGTTAATGATGGGGAAGCAAGCATGATGACGCTGCAAGAGTTGCATGAGCACTACAAGGCGGTCAAAGCCCGCCTCAATGACCCGAGTAAAGCATACCGCAAGCCTGAACCCATCGTGATCCGGGCGGAGCCCGACATCATTGTCACCGACACGCCGGGCACGCCCGCCGACCTGTTCTTCATCAACCACGCCAATGCAATCTTGCACCGCGTCGCGAAGAAGCACGACGTCACAGTCGCAGACATCAGGAGCCCCTCCCGGAAGCCATTTCTCGTCCGGGCGAGGCAGGAGGCGGCGTATGAGATCAGGACGCAGAGGAAGCTCTCCCTTCCCCAAATAGCCGTCCTGTTGGGTGGCCGCGACCACACGACCGTCCTGTATGGCATCAAGCGCCACGCGGAACTCCTCGCCAAACAGGCGCAGGAAGCAGAATGAGCGGCGGCGGCGACCCCCAAGATCAGGCGGTTGCCGCCCCCGACATCCCCATCGTCAAGCTGAGATATGGCCAGTGCCGGTACGTCACCGGCACCAATGCAGGCGGGTGGGCCACCTTCTGCTGCGAGCCGACCCACACGGGATCCTACTGCCGCAAGCACCACAAGCTGTGCTACCGGGGCTTCCCGAGGGAGGAAAAGGCTACGCCTAATCGTCTGACGTTGCGACCAGCAGCATGGAGCCCGCGCTCGGCAAAATAGTCCGCCGAGCAGCCAACCTCTGTTCGGTGTCTATTTTCACCATCTCGTTGCGGAAGCTCTCAGTCGCCGCTGCCCCCTGCCGGGTTTCCTTGGCGACCTCGATCTGCAACATGGGCATGGCCGAAATGGCGCACATCCACTCGTCAATTTCAGCGCCCGTCTGCGGATGCGTCCCACGCAATTGCGTGAACCACGCGCACTGAAGCTGTACGCAGTCCTTCTTGATCAGCGGGCAAAACGTCCCATTCTTGATCTGCATTGCTAGTCCTTCACACAGATAATGACATCGACGTATTGAACAGCCAGATTGATTGCGGTCCCCGTGAATGTGTGGTCATGGCCCAGTCCGCCACCAGTAACGGCTGTCACACCAGACCTAGAACCACTTGTCCCGCTAATGGATGTAAGGACTTGCGCTCCGCCGCCACCTACGCCGTACAAATCGCTAAGGGTGGTATGGCTGTGGGACGGAATTTGACTAGTTGTCAGTGTCGTGCTGCCGACCGTGCCCGCCACTGCCTGCGACGTAAACGCTGTCGTAAAGGCAACCGACCCACCGCTACTTGCCGCCCCGCTGACGATACGCAGGGCCTTGTTGTCATGCGTCGTGCTCTTCGTCCAGCCGGTGGGGGCGCTGGTCTGCACAAAGAGCATGGCCGTGCCGGACGCGAATGGCGCAGGCACGGTGGGGAGTGTCACGCTCTCCCTGATGTTTGTTCCGTCGGAGTAGATGATACGCTTCTCACCCTGCGGGATCGCAAAAGTGGTTCCTCCCCCGGCATTTGCGAACGTGATCGTAAATGCGCCCGTGGTGTTGTTGAAGATATTCCAAGTGCCGCCTACACCCGAGGGGATTGAGTAAATGATATTGGCCGTCAGCGTGGCGGCGGTTGAAATTGATACACCAATGACGAGAATGGCCGACTGATACTGCGCCGCACTCAAAGTTACCGTGCCCGAGACGGATGTCGGGTTTATCACCGTCGTGCCGCCAAAAGCCTTGTCGATGACGTCGAAATCGCTGTTGACCGGCCCGGACCAGCCCGTCGGGTTGGTGGCGTAGTCATTGTAGCCGGGCTTCTCAATGTTCTTGTTGGTCGTATATGTCGATGCCATCGGGTGCTCCTCAGATGTTCTTTCCAGCGACTGCCAGAGCGTGCGCGACGGTGTCGTCGCTCTCGTTCAGGAGGGGCTCGGTGACTTGCGTGACGCGCTTCTTGGCGGCCTTGGACAGCGCCATCAGGTTGACTGCGCCGCCGGTGGCTCG